AATTGAAATTAAATACATGAAAACGAACGATCCTAAATTCGATTACAATAGCGAAGAGTTCTACAACGCTATAGAGCAACTTGCAATGAAAGGTATGACAGACCGGCATATTGCAAGGGCTTTGGTTGCTGATTTTGGGGAGACTTTGAACCCAAATTATTTTAGTAAAATAAAAAGCGAAAAAGAAGAAAACGGAGAATTGACAGAAAGGGCTACTAAAATATGTGAAGCCTTAGCTCGTGGGCGTGAAAAAATAAACCTACTTGTTCGTGATACCTATTTAAAGACAGCTTTAGGAGGTAAAAAGACAAAGGATATTGTCCGTGCATTCATTGAGTACAGGTGCGACTGTAAAGGGCATGATAATGACTGTCCTGTTTGCGGTGGAATTGGGAAATACTACTCCGAAACGAAAGCCATAATCCAAGAAGTTGAGCGAGAAATGCAACCAAACATTCAGGCTCTCTCAACATGGCTATTCAACCATGATGAAGAGTGGAAACAAGCCGTAATCGAAGGTAAGAAACTTGATATAACCTCCAAGGGTGAAGCTATAAACCAAGTAACTGTTTTTGAACTTCCTAACAATGGCAGAGACGAAAATAAACCGGATTAGACCACAAGAAGGGTATCAAATGATGTCCCTTTCGAGTTCTGCCGATATTGTGATTGGTGGAGGTGCTGCCGGTGTAGGAAAAACATTTGCATTGTTGCTCGAGCCTTTGAGATACAAACATATTAAAGGTTTCGGTGCTGTATTCTTCCGCAGAACATACACGCAGATAAAAAGCGAAGGGGGTTTGTGGGATGCCTCAGCTAAGATTTACAATTTATTGAGTGATGCACGTCCGAGAGGTAGTACTTACGAGTGGATATTTGGGGATAAATCAAAAATTAAGTTCTCCCATTTGGAATATGAAAAGAATGTGTATGATTGGCAGGGTTCTGAGATACCGTTGATTTGCTTTGACGAGTTAACTCACTTCTCTCAGAACATGTTTTTCTATCTTCTTTCACGTAATCGCTCCACCTGTGGAATTAAACCGTATGTGAGAGCAACATGTAATCCTGACCCTGATAGCTGGGTTGCTGAATTTATAAGTTGGTGGATTGACCAGGAAACAGGATTTCCAATTCCCGAAAGAAACGGTGTAGTCAGATATTTTGTAAGGGACGGACAGACTTATATATGGGGAGATACAAAAAAAGAGGTAGCAGAAAAAGCAAACTACTACCTTGAGCCTTTGATTAGAGAATCAAAAGGACTGACAACGGCTGACAACTACATTAAGTCGGTGACATTTATAGGAGGTACAATATATCAAAACGAAGAGCTGTTGAAAGTAAACCCGGATTACCTCGGAAACTTAGCTTCACAATCAGAGGAAGAGAAGGCGAGGTTGTTGCTTGGTAACTGGAAGGTTGTAATCAATGAAAATGACGTTTACGACTACTACTCTTTCAGGGATATATTTACAAATACGTTTGTTTTATCAGGTGAAAAGAGGATAATCATAGATGCAGCAATGGAGGGTGCTGATTATTTGGCAATGGGATATTTTGAAGGGCATAGGCTTGAAGATTTGGAGCTTTATCCAAAAACCACAGGCAAAGATATAATTGACGTTATTATTGAATTCAAAAATAAGCATTGGGTAAAAAACTCTAACATTTTGTACGATGCTGACGGTGTAGGGGGTTTCATAGGTGGCGAATCAAACGGATTTATTCAGGGTGCAATACCTTTTCACAATGGTTCATCCGCAGTAGATACCGGAGATAATCGAACATTTGCAAATCTCAAAGCTCAATGCTATATCTATTCGGGTGAACGAGCTAAAAGAGGCGAATCATTTATCTCCGAAATGGTGGCAGATAAAATGTACGATGACAAGATGACCATTAAACAGCGGTTTATGCTTGAGAGAAAGGCAATAAAAAAAGCACCCAAGCGAGATGAAGAAGCTACAAGATTAATTTCAAAAGATGAGATGAAACAAAAATACCTAAATGGCAGTAGTCCGAACCTGCTTGATATGTTCATGATGAATGAGTGGTTTTATCTTGTAAAACCAAAACCAAAGCGGGATTTGACAGGAATTTTTTATTAATAAATATATGGAAGTTATAAAAATAGAATTATATCACGAATATTCAAGGACAGATAAGTGTCATAATTTCGGGATTGTCACGGAAAATCTAAAAGAATCTTTGTTTGTGAAAAACTACATTCAATGGATTTGGTTTTGGGTAGGATTAAAGCTAAAAAATAAAGAAGCAAAGATATTTCCATATGCTTTAGGGAAGTTAGTTTATTCATATAAATTCTGCAATGATGCATCTCATCAGGGAGAGATTATAGCTAAAAAAATAGATTCATTTTTTAAAATTCAAAATAACAACTCCATATGTGAGGTCATATGACCAAACATGTGAAATTCGTATGATAAAACGGTTAATCAGCACTACCGTAAGAGTAGTTTATACAATGACCATTTGGGCTGATTTTTATCTGGATATAAATATCATTCAACAACAAAAGATAACAGCATGACCCTCGAAGAAATCTACAAACTCGAACCAAAAGAGCGACTAACTGAGTTAAAGAAGCGCAAAACTGAGCTTCCTGATGCAATTGAACTCATGAAAGACTGGGACGAAAAAAAGCACTCAGTATTCGATGACAAGCTCCGAACAAAACGAAGAGTTATGATTGAGGACGAGGTCAGAGATGCAAAGAATAACGTAACTAAGCCTGCAAAGTATGAATGGAGAGACGTTAACCGTATCGCAGTTCCTATCGAGCAGGATATAGTTAACATTCACACCGCATTCACGGTTGGAGTTGAACCAAGCCTAAAACTCGAAAGTACGGACGAACCGCATAAAAATGTATTTGATATTCTGAAGAGTATATTTCGGCTAAACAAAATCAAATATCAGAATAAGAAAGCAGTTAGGTCGTGGTTGTCCGAAAAAGAAGTCGCTGAATACTGGTACACAATAGAAGATTCTGCATGGTGGAAAAAGGTTGTAAATTTAGTGCTTAAAATAGCTGGTCAAGGTACACTCCCCACAAGAAAGCTAAAATCGACCATTTGGTCTCCATTCAGGGGAGATAAGTTGTATCCGTATTTCGATGATTATGGCGATTTGATAGTTATTTCAAGAGAATATGAGAGTACTGATGTAGATGGAACTAATAAAGTGACAATGTTTATGTCAATTGACAAACAAAAAGTCACAATTTATAAAAATGGAGACTATTTGAAGGACTTCGACCACATGTTTGAAAAAATTCCGGTTATTTACATGTACAGACCGGAGACGTATTGTAGTAAAATCAAGCCAATGAGGGAGCGATTTGAAACTCTGCTTTCTAATTTTGCCGATTGTCTCGACTTTAATTTCTTTCCAAAATTGGCAGCTCGTGGAGTTGTAGAGGGTGTTATTGGTAGAAATACAGGCTCTGAAATAATCCAACTCGAAAACGGTGCTGAAATAAGTTATCTAACATGGCAGCAATCGCCTGAAATGGCAAAACTTGAGTTTGATAACTTAACCGAAAGAATGTACGGGATGACAAACACACCACGCATAACATTTGAGAACCTGAAAGGCACTGGAAACACATTCTCCGGAGTTTCGTTCAAATACGCGTTCATGTCTGCACACATGGCCGTAAGTAATCACGCTGAAGATGTAGAAGAGTTTCTGCAACGAAGAGTCAATTTTGTGATTCACGCAATAGGTAAGATATATCCGAAACTTCAAACAGCGTGCGAAGGAATGGAAGTGTCTACAGAGGTTGTGCCATTTACGATAAACAACAAAAAAGATGAAGTTGATTTGGCAGTATCAGCCTACCAGGGGGGTATTGCCTCAAGAAAAGAAGGGATAATCTTATCCGGGCTTACAGATGCAATTGAAGATGAATTGAAAGCCATAGAGGATGATGAAGCCAAAAAGAACGAGCAATCTAAATATCCTATCGGGTAATGGAAGAATACGAAAGCGAATTATACTCCATTCACAATAACTCGATAGATGTGATTGATTCCGGGTACAAAGATGTGATAGCAAAAGTACCTAAGCTTGTAGCCGGCATGTCTTTGACAGTATTATTTTCATTTAAATCAAATAAGAGAATTGACGATGCGGTTGATAAAGAAATTGCATCTCAATTCTCCTTGATGGAGAAAACGATACATATAAACATATCATCTGCATTTGATTTATCGGACGGTAAAATACAGAATCTCACAAATTCTTTGTTCATAAAAAATAACAAACCTCCAGTTAAAGTAAAATTTAGAGATGATTCTCAAGTAAAGTCATTTATAAGCACAAAAACAGACGGGTTTACTTTTTCGCAAAGAATATGGAATGTGTCCAGCCAATTTAAGTCAGAGCTCGAATCAGCGGTTTCGGCTGCTGTTGAAAAAGGGTTGACACATGAACAGGTGGCAAGGCAGATTCAAAAATACCTAAATAATCCTGACATGAGGTTTAGGCGAATACGAGACAAGTTCGGAGATTTAAAGCCCTCATCAAAGGCATTGACATATAATCCTGGACAAGGAATTTACAGAAGCTCCAGACAAAATGCTATAAGACTTGCACGGGAAGCCGTAAACAGAGGATACAGAGAAGCCTAATATGAGAATTTTAAAAACAACCCATTTGTATTAGCTTTTGACATTAAGAACACTGAGAGAAAAGTTACAACATGTAAAATATGCGAGCAAAACGCAGGCAGATACCCAAAAACTTTTAAATTTATCGGTTGGCACGTTGGGTGTATGTGCAGTTCTTACCCAGTATTCTGTTCCGACAAAGAATTTAGCGGCATATATAGTAGATTTTTAGGCCTATACTTTTAATATGGGCTTTTTTTATGACATTAAAATACATGTCATCTATAACTAAGTAAAATCTTATATGCAGTTTTTTAATTACGGTAAATTTGTTCCCTAATAAATTTAAAAATTGTCATTATGTGGGAAAAAATCTTTACACAGCTTAAAACCAAATATGCAAATTTGGGGTTGAGCGACGAAATACTTCAGGGGGTTGCAAAACAACTTGCAGGGTTCGTAAAAGAAGAAACTGAGATTGAAGCAGCGGTAACAGGGGCAGATGCAACTTTGAAAATGATTCAATCTTTTGGCGACAAAAGAGCCACAGCGGAAGCTGAAAGGGTAAAAAAAGAGTATGAAGCTAAAAAAGACCCTCCACCTGCTAATCCTCCGAAGCCGGAAGATATGCCAGCATGGGCGAAAGCTATTGTTGAATCAAACAATGAGCTTAAAACCAAATTGGAAGGTTTTAGTGCAGAAAAAACCAGTCAAACATTATCTCAAAAACTATCAGCGATTCTGACCGAAAAGAAAGTTCCTGAAAGTTTTTCAAAAGTTGCTTTGATTGGCCGTACATTCAAAGATGAAGCGGAGGTAACAGCTTTGGCCGATTCTATTTCTGCTCAGTTTGACGTGTTCAAACAAGATTCAACAAACACAGGATTCAGTTATACCGAACCACCTGCACCCGGACATCAACCAAAAAAAGACTCAGACGAAATCGCAAACATGATTGACAAAGGAACAAAAGAAATTGTCGAATCTCAAAAACAAAATTAATTATGCCTGCTGGAATAAAGTATGATTTGGCGGTCGTTGGCGCAACTCCTGAAGCTTGCAACATAGCAACGATTTACCGATTGACAGGTGGATTTAACCTTGAAGACGATAAACTCGTTACGGGTTCTTATTTGCCTCCGCTCGCGCCAC